TAATTTAAACATAACAGTTGATGATAAAGAATGAGTAAACTTAAAATAAAAAAATTTAAACGATTGCCAAAATGGTTATTTCCTTTAAATATTGAAAGGCATTATAAAAATATTTTAATTGGTTATATTAAAGAATTAAATGCTTTAATTGATGAAATATTAAATACACAGTTAAAAAATTCTCATTATTTGTTTGATTTACAAAGGAATAAACGATTAGATTCATTTTCAGATGATATAGATCGCATGACTAATTCAATATCAATCCAATTAGATAAATTCTGGAAAGTAGATCCAGATATACTCACATATAATATTGCTAAAAAAACAGATGAGTTTAATTTTGAACAATGGTCTAAATTGCAACAAAAGGTATTCGGTATCACATTGTTTAAAAATGAGCCTTGGTTAGAACCTATTTTAAAATCATTTACAAAAGAGAATGTAACATTAATTAAAACACTAAAAGGAAAAGTATTATCTGAATTAGAAGTGACTTTAAATAGAGAATTTAAAAAAGGTACATTATATACCGATATAAGGGATACTATTCAAAGCAAATATAAAAATACAGAATGGCAAGCCGAAAGAATCGCACGGGATCAGATTGGCAAATTAAATGCTGATTTGACAGAATATAGACAAGAAGAAATAGGTGTTAAAAAATATACATGGCGCACTTCACTTGATGAAAGGGTGCGCGGAAATCCATTAGGTAGATTCCCAAAAGCAATACCATCGCACTGGGATAGAGAGGGTAAAATATTTTCTTGGAGTACTCCTCCAGAGGATGGTCACCCGGGTCAAGCTATTCTTTGTAGATGTTACGCTGAGCCTATGTTTAATACTATTGACAATATTTAAATTTTATATTATATTAATATCGGATATGCTTACTTTCCTTTTTTAGTGTTTTGGGAAAATCCTTCTTATAGTTTAACTGTAAGAGGGATTTTTTTATTTGTATACACTGCGCTGTCATTATTTCAGACTATAAATAATATTATGTGTTAATTATAAGCTAAAAATTATCTTGCTTTAAAACACGTTTAAAACACGTTTAAATTAAGTTTATTAAGTTTATCATTTTAATAAACAATAAATTAATTATTTTTATTGCTTTTTATTTAAACAATAGATTATATTAAAGGCATGAATACAATATGTTGTATATCTATTTAACGTTAAACACAATAGGTTGTATATATGCCATTTCCGAATGAGTTTGCTGCACGACAAGAAAACCCAGATAAATATAAATCAAAGCACCGTGAAAATAATAAACTTGGTACAGGTATTGATGTTATATGGGGTACTTTACCTGATGGTAAAACTGAAATTCAAACAATACACTTTCGTACAAGTGGATTTAAATCAAAAGAACAAGTTAAGGAATGGTTAGAAAAACATAATTTTAAAACTACCATTGAAGAACCAAAAAAGGATTCTGTTGATAGTTTTACAAATGATTGTTTTCGCTTAGATAAATTGGACAAGGTATCTGTTTACAAATGTGAAGATGGCAGTTATAAAGGTATCGCATTTGTAACACGATCAGGTGTATTTAATTATATTACCCCTGATGGTAAAAAAAGAAAAGAGCTAAGGCATTTTGAAGATGTTTTTTCTAATGATTCTTTACAATCATTAAAAATGATACCTATAACAAAATTTCACCCCGATAAACTTGTCACTCCTGATAATATAAAAAATTGTTTAATTGGATACACTGGAGAAAATTATGAGATTGACAGTAATAGAGTATCCATCCCAATTAACATAAATACAAAAGAGGGTATCCAGGCTATTGAAAATGATGGGTTAGTTGAATTATCTTGTGGTTATGAATTAGATATAGAGAATATTCCTGGAATTTTTGATGGTGTAAATTATGACGTAAGACAAAGAAATATTAAATATAACCATTTAAGTCTCGTTTCTGAAGCAAGGCTTGGTAATGATTTAAAATTAAATCTTGATAGTAAAGACGCTGTTATGTTTACAGATAATAATAATAATAATAATTCAATCAAAGGAGATTCTAAAATGCCAAAATTAAAAATTGATGGTATTGAATACGAAGCAGCCCAAGAGGTGATAAATTCTCTTGAGAAAGCAAACAAAACAAGTAATGATTTGACTGAAAATGTTAAAACATTGACTACAAAATTGACAGAAGTCACCGCAAATTATGATTCAATGAAAGCCCAGGTTGATAAATCTGAAAAAGATATGCCATTGAAAATCAAAAGTGCGGTTGATGAAAGAGTCAATTTATTATCAATTGCTATGAACCATCTTGATGAAAAAGATACTGAAACTATTGAAAAGCTATCAAATACTGATGTTAAGAAGAAAATTATTCTTAAATATTGTCCAGATGCAAAGCTCGATGGTAAAGAGGAAATTTATATTAACGCCCGTTTTGATAGCACAATAGAGCTGAATAAAAAATCTGAAGAAGATGATAATACAAGCGAACACAACAAAGCCCATGGTGATAGTTCAAAAACTAATCAGGGTAATATTGTTGATACTGCAAGAAAAAAGTATCTTGATTCAATTCAAAATGCCTATAAAACAAAAAAATAAATAATTACGATTATTATAATTTATTTTAATTCATTTTAATTTTATTTTAAGGAGAAAAAAATATGCCACAATTAACTTATTCACTTGTAAAGGATGCAGGATTTGCAGGTTTGCTTGCAGATAGTTCCCCGCATGATATTGATTCTCTTGTTGCGGTTGAAGAGATTATTCCAGGTAATGCTGTTGTAAAATGTAAAGCAGCAACACTTGATGCAAGCTGCAGACTACCGATAATTGATGGAGTTGTTGCTTTAGATGATGCAGGAACATTTACTGCAGGCACTATTGCTGCAACAGTAGTTTACAATGTACCAAATGGTGCAAGTGTATCCACAACATACACACAGGCATTTGGAACAGATAAAGCAACATCTATGGCGGCACTTGCAGCGAAAATTGCAGCAAATGCAGGAGTAGATACCTGTGTATATAGTGACGGTTCACATACAATAACATTGGTTTCTAATGCTGATTATAATCTCAGTTTGTTTACAATCGATGTAACAGGTATTACAGGCACAATGACTATTACAAGTTATACCTATTCATCTTCTGATGTCATATATGGTATTGCTTCACATAATCAAAAAGAGCAAGAAGCTGATGGTACTGTATCTTTCCTTCCAGGGGATATGGTCAATGTAATGAAAAAAGGTAAAGTCTTTACTTATACAGAAGAGCTTGTTACTTCAAACGATCCTGTATATTGTAGAGTATACCCAAATGGTGCAACAAAATTAAGAGGACAATTTTTGAAAACGGTTACAGCCGAAACAATAAGCTCTGTTCATATTTACGGTAAAATATCTTGTGCCTATGGTTTTAAATTCAGGAAAACTACTACCGCTGCAGGCTTAACAGTAATTGAAATAAATTTACCTCAGTAATTAACAATTTTTTATTATTAATATTTTTTTTAGGAGAAAAAAATTATGCCACAAAGATACACAAATCTTGATTCTAAGGAGTCAATATTTTTTGAAAATGAAATTCAGTTTATTATGGCTGAAGTGTACGAGACTCTTTACCCGGAGTTAAAATATTCTTCTTTACTTCCAGTGAGTGCAGATGGCGGAGATGGAAGCGAAGAAATCGGTTATGATATGTTTGATAATGTTGGGATGGCGAAAGTCATCAGTTCTTATGCTGATGATTTACCACGATCTTCTGTTAAAGGCCATAGGACAATGGTAAATGTTAAGGGTATTGGTGGATGTTATGGCTATTCAATACAAGAGATTCGTAATGCAACGAGAACAGGAAAAGCACTTACAAGGTTTCTTGCAATTTCCGCACGTCAATCTATTGAAATGATGTTAAATAAGGGTTCTTGGTTAGCACATAACACAGAAGAATTTCCCACATTATATGGTTTACTTTATCATCCAAATATAACATCCTATGAGAGCGCACATGGTGCCGGTAGTGGTGGTACTGTACATATTTGGTCTGGGAAAACTGCTGATGAGCTTTTACTTGATATAAATACGCTATGTCAAAAATCAATGGTTTTGACAAAAGGTATCGAAATCCCAAATACATTTGCTTGCCCTATTACACAGTGGTCACAAATTGCAAGTACAAAGGCAAGCGCCTATACAGAAACGACCGTATTAGAAAGAGCAAAATTAAATAACCCTTGGATCACTACCTGGACATGGTTAGAGGAGTTAAAAGGCGTTAATCCGATACCGAGTACACTTGTTGCTTCTGCCGTTGATTGTGCAATATCATACAATAACAATCCAATGAAATTAAAATGTTTAATTCCACAGGGATTTGAACAGTTTGCACCTCAACCAAGAAATTTGGAGTTTGTTGTTCCTTGTCATGCACGTTTCGCAGGAGTAAGTGTACAGTATCCGTTAAGTGTAACAGTTTTGGAAAATATTTAATTCTATTTAATAATATTAACAAAAAAGAAAGAATGGTAATTATGAAAATCTCTGTAGAAAGCGGTGTTAATCACGTAACTGTAATAAGGGGATTTAATATTGTTCCCGGTTTGCAGTCATTTGAGTTGGAAAATCAAGAAGCTGTAAAATCATTTAAAGAGGATCATTATTTAAAGTCTTATAATGGTAAAATTGCAGTTATTGATTATAATAATGAAGATGTAAAAGAAGCTGAAAAAGAAAATATTGATTTGTTTACTAAGTCGAAAAAGAAAAGTAAATAAATATGCCTCTTTCAGTGATTGAAATAATCGAGTTAAGAACTCCTCAATTTACTACGTGTACAAGATTGAGCAAATTAATAGAATTAGCTTCTTCTTTAACAGGTAGTAATTTTGGGGAGTATTTTAACTCAGCTGTTGCTTTGAGAGTAATGCACTGGCTAACAAAAGAAAGAATACAGAATGGTATTCTTGACATAGATTCAGGTGAAGGGATCGCTGGGGGTGTATCAAATAAAAAAGAAGGCCAGTTATCAATAAGTTTTTCTGGTGGATCTGAAAATACTGAATTTCATTTAAAATTCGGTGATTTAACCACAACAACATTCGGTTTAGAGTTAATTGACTTGATTAAAAGTGTATTTATGACAATTACCAACAGAATGATTGACTAATGAATACCACAATTATAAAAGATAAGGGATATACAGAAGCTATTAATAAAATTAATAGTTTAAATAATTGTTTTGTTAAAGTTGGCTATCCTTCAGGTGAAGCAGAAACGAGTAAAATACATATGAAAACTAAATTCTCTATGGTACAGCTTGCTACTGTGCATGAATTTGGTGCAAAGATAAAACACCCTGGTGGTACTTTATTTAGTAAGAATAAAAAAGGCCAAGTAAGGTTCACAAAACAAGGTGGTAAAGTTAAGGTAGCAGGTGAAGTTGATAAAAATAGAACTGTTATGGGGATTACAGGAGAACATGCAATCAATATACCTGAACGTTCATTTATCCGTAAATCATTTGATAAAGATAGGAATGATATACAGAAATTTGTTGGACATGTATACGGTATCATTGTTGATAATAAATATACTATACATCAAGGCTTGTCTGCAATTGGTCAATTTGCTGTTAATAGTATAAAAAAATATTTTCCTTCAATATCACCACCATTATCAAAAAAAACAATCGTAAAAAAGAAAAGTAGCAAACCTCTTATAAACACAGGTATAATGAGAAATTCTATGACTTTTGAAATTAACAAAGGAGTATAATTAATGAATTTTTTTAAACTGATTTTAAAATTAAATAAAATTATTGCATTAATTAAGGCTATTGAGGAATTAATGGAAATATTATATAAAATGCCTGAATTAGGTATTTATAATGTATTGGTGTTAAAATTTAAAACGATTAAACAGTTATTAATTGATATAAAGTAATTATAATTTATGCTTTTCAGACAAACATTAATTGGTTATACAAAAGCAAATGGATCTTATATCAAAGGGCGTTGGCAAGAAGGAATAGAAACTGAATTTTCTTTTTCTTCCAGTGTACAACCACTTAAAGGTAGTCAATTAGAGAGTTTACCTGAAGGTAGAAGAAATTCAAAAAGTTATAATCTGTTTACTGATAAATTAATGAATTGTTTATTAGATGAAAAAAACCCTGATATAGTAATTATCTTTAATGAACGTTATGAGGTTTTTAAACGTGAAAAATGGCAGAATAGGATAGTACCTCATTATTATTATATAGTTATTAAAATTGATCCTAAAGAGATAATTGTACCTGATGTATTAATAGTTGACTTTGAGAAAACTGAACCTGAAGAGGATGTAATTATTTTAGATCCATTAATATTAGATGTTGACTTTGAAAAGATAGAACCAGAAGAAAATATAATATATTTAGATGAAATGATATTTACATAAGGAAAAAAATATGGGTGTTGGTTCAAATAATTATGGATTACCAAAAGATGTAATATTTAAAAATTTAACTAATTTAGATACACCAACTAAGTATATCTGGAAAGTAACACGACCAACATATACAAAAGTTTTACTATATGGCACTATAGGAACTATTATTCCTGCTGGAAGTAAGATAAAATCAGTAGATGATGATTCACTACATTTTTTTAAAAATGATACTACTATTAGAACTACTGCTATTGAGCAATGTTTAATAATAATTAATGATGTTTTGAATGAGACTGAATACAGTATCACACTTAGAAGGGGTGTATCAGAAGAAACATTTTCTTATATATCAAGTAGCGATGCTTCTGCATTAGAAATAATTACTGCATTAAACGCATTAATTATTTTTTCTGGGCTTAATAGTTATTTGTATACAGAAGATAGTATTTTAATTTACGGACAAGAATTTGATATTGATATAGATGAAAAAATGAATTTTGCTTCTGATGGTGAAGTGCAGTCAGTTATTGAAGATGACACACATGTTGGATCTAATGAATTAAATATAATTGTTGATGAGGTTTCAGGATTTACAGGAGTTAATAACAGATCGGCTGGATTTACAGGTTTTGAAGTTATAGAAGAGAAATTTGATAAAAGTGATTATACATACATTTTAAATAGAGACGGTTTTTTCACTGTAACACTTTCAGCTTATGATAGTGAAGATACCTTGATGGGTGAAGAAATAAAAATAGATTATTTTCAATCAATTATCAATACAGGTGATTAATGAAAACTGTTGAAGATATAATATATGACTGGGTTTATGGATTTACAAATAAATCTGTGATATGGGAAAATGAAAATTCTCCTTCTCCAGTGTTACCATATTGGACTTTAAACAAATTAGCATTTAACTGTATAGGTGAAGATTTTTTATATAAAATTGATAATTCAGAATTATATCAATCTGTTGGTAATAGGCAACTATCATTATCAATAAAATATTTTGGTAGAAATGCCATTGAAAATTTAGACAGTCTATATCATTCGATTAATATCCCGGAGTATAGGAATCTGTTATTATCAATAGGTTTAACATTTAAAAGTATGATTTTAATTAATGATTTATCAGAAATATATGATACTGAATATATAGAATGTGCAAATATGGATCTGGAATTTTATATCACAACAGTATTAAAGCCTGGAATATCTAATGGTTTAGATTTAGGACAAATAGACAGTATAGAGAATAAACAAACTGTAAATAATACAATTGATTCAGAGTATACGGTATCAATACCAATAGAATAATATATTTAAAATTTATAAGGAGTTTACTTTATGGGAACAAAAATTGATGATATTGTAAAGGTGACTATAACTGCACAAACACAACCACCAAGTAAAGATAGCTACAGTATAATTTTAATCGCTGGAAAAAACTGGACATTTACTCCAGAAAGATTTAAATTATATGGGACGGATGATCTTGCAGCTGTTGCCGCTGATTTAACATTAGGCACTACTGATCCAGAGTATCTTGCAGCAAGTTCAATAGCGAGTCAATCACCGAGGCCAACAATGTTTGCTGCTGGAAGTGTGACTGAATCTGATAATGGAGAAAATGCGTTTGCTGCAGCGTTGAATAACATAGAGTTGGAAAATCCAAATTTTTATGGTGTTATTTGTGCATCTCGTGTGCAGGCAGATCAACAGGCGGTTGCTGAATGGGTACAGGCAAATAGACGGGTTGCTATTTTTGCAAGTGCTGGAAATTTGACAGAGACAACAAATGACTTGCTTGATGAAGCCGAGGGTGCAGATGATAGTTCACTTGCAGCATATTTAAAAGATAATACTATTAATAGAGCAATATGTATTTATCATGCTGACGCTGCAACCGATTATGTTGATGCGGGTGCGCTTGCTGTA